CCGAAGCACCGTCGATCATTTTAGATGCTGAGTGACGTTTCATCACGCTTTCTCCTTCTGTTTTTCAATGTAAGCAGTCATAGCGGCCTCGGCCTCTTGTCGGCTGCGGTACATATAACGGCAATGGAAACTTGGTCCGTAAAATTCATATGCAGGGAACCAACCCTCGCCGTAACGGGGTTCCGTGGTGTAGTGGGAGTTGCTCCACATCTCTGCCTCTTCTTCGGTTGCATTCGTCCAACCAGTAGACACAAATTTTATTGGAGATGTTCTAAATTTCTCTTCGATCATATTGATGGCTCCTCGTGTGTTTCTACCACGAAGGCCTCTACCGCTCCTGTCTTCGCAATGAACTCTTTCTTGGCCTGTGCCATCGCCTCGTCCACATTAGGTGCCGTGATATACTCAACACGAGACACAACCGCCTCTACAGTTACATAATAGGTTTTCATGCTGTTCTTTAGTTCTAGCTTCATGGTTCTTTCTCCTGTTTGACTTTTACAGGGTACAAACGGTATGGGATAAAGTCAACCTTAGATTTACTTTTTAGGTCTTCCGCGCTTTTTTTGTGGGAGTATTGGCGGGAGGTCCGCGATTAGTGCGTCGGGATTGCTGTGCTTTTCCCGTGCATTTACGCCCAAGTTTCGGAGCAATTCGTCCCTAAGTTCCATCAATTCGTCGTCAGATGTTATGTTTTCGACACGATCCAGCATGTAATACAGGCAAATTCGATCATCTATCATGGTTATTTTTCCTTTTTTGGTAGGTGGTAGCTCTTTTTGACGCCGAAAGCGGGGTGTCCTGCGTTGTATCCATGGACATATGTCATCCAACGACCGCCTTTCAGCACTGATTTGGGGTGTTCCTCTTGTGCTTTACGCCAATGTCCGCGTCTAAAGTGCATTGCTTGACTTACACCGCCGCCTTCTTTGTAGGCTTTTAGTTCTACAGCACTCCCAACATTCCAAGAAACCATGTTCCAAGAGTCTGGTGAGAACTTCCCCGTTGCTTTTTTAAATTTTGCACGTTTAAGCGGGCTAATTGCTTTTTTACTTTGCTTGACGAAGCTGGGCGTGTTGATGGTTTGCAACAATCCGCAAGCAGTTCTTAAAACAGTGTAGTAAAAAAGTTTAATCGTGTCCCGCTCGTTGGGATCAAAAGCCTTGTCCGCTTCTGAAAAGTTTTGTACCCAAGTTCCTTCGAGTATGTTTACGGCTCCGCAAAAACTTAACGAGAGAAGATTTTCTTTTTGAGAAAGTCCCATATAGGTAACAATGTAGTCTTTCCCATAATCCTCGTCTTCGGGTTCGGAGTAGGGGTTGACGGGAGAACACATTATCAGCCCGTCTGGAGCACTTGCGGGCGATGAAGAGTTCACCGAAAGTGCTCCAGAAACGTACAGCCCTACAAATTCCGCAGGTAATATAGCGTCTTCTGAGGGTGGAACCTCTGGAGACGGGTACATGTCAGACAGGTTGTCATAAACGTAGTCTTTGATTTCTGTACAATCAAAGTACTGCACCTTTTGCGTTAAGATACCCGCCCACTGATACGTTGATAAATCGATGCCTTCTTCAGCTAAAACTGGCTCTGGGGGGCGTTTTCGAAACGTTCTCACTATTTCTCGCACAAAGTGCAACATGTCTTTTGGTGAATTAACGACGGGTTTTTTTCCAAAAAGGTCTTCGCGAGGTCTAACTATTTTTTCCCGTTCATTTAATTTTACACGGTCCTCCATATACTTTTTTGTTGCGCTATTTTTAATAACGCGACTTTTTTTGTCAAAAAGCCTGTCTTGCAAATGTCTTTGTTCTGCAAGAGTTGCGTTCATAGAAATTCCAGTAATTCCTTTGGTTCCACTTGTGCTGCTCATTACAACCCTCCTGTTTGTTACAGGGAAGATTAAGGCAGGTATGGGATAAAGTCAACCTATCTTTTACGCAACAAAAAACCCCCCGTCAGGACATCGACGGAGGGTTTCTCACAGGTAAGTTGTCAAACATTTTGGAGAATGTCTACGTTATTTGTAAGCGACTTTATGGGAGGTGTCAAGCGGCTTGTCTTGCGTTTGTGAGTAAACATCAAACATCACGCGAAGCTGGCCACTTATTGTACGACCGTTTGTTGCCGCGTCTTCTTTGATTTCCTTGTAAACCTCTATCGGCACAAGAACACTCTTCCATTTTGTAGTATCCATAAGCTTCATCCCCTGCCGCTTCTACGAAAGCATATAGGAGTTTATGGGAACCTGCAAGAAAAAACCCTTTTGTCGTTGCAGTGCGAAACCTGACAAGACAAAAGGGCAGTTAGAAGTGGTTTGCGGACGAGCAAATCAACGCAGAAGCTAGACAGCTTCTCCCCAGTTTGGACCCACTTCAACATCACACTTACTAGGTATCTCCAATGGTACGGCATTTATCATTATCTTGGCAATACCTTCTGCCTCTTCTCTGGATTTTACTGACATACACAGTTCGTCATGCACTTGAAGCATTGGAAGGTGACCTTCTTTATATAAATCGACCATAGCTTTCTTTGTCATGTCCGCAGCCGACGCTTGGATAAGTCTGTTCAAAGCTTTGTAAGTAAAAGCCCGCTTCAATCGGCAGGTATCACCGTATTCCAGCACGGCTTCTTGGTAGGGCATAGCTTTTGTCATTTCAAAGGAGTCTGGCTCCCACAGGTTAAACCGACACTTACGTCCAAGTATCGAACTTATCGCCCCGCCACTTGCCTTACTGTTTAACCTCTCTGTAACACCGTTCATCAACGCTTTTACAAAAGGTACGCGGTCATGGTACTGTTTAACCAGACCTTTGGCCTCGCTGGCGTCAATGTCTAGCTGGTCTGCCAGTTTAGCGACGCCCATGCCGTACATCATCCCCAGATTGATGGTTTTTGCCTGTTTACGAGGAATGTCGGCCATTTCTGCAACCATCGTGTGAAAATCCATGTCGGGATCGTTTTTGTAGCTTTCAACAAACTCTTCGACCCCGCGGAGCGCGATACCTCGGCTTTTACCATAGACATGGGCGTAATGAACCAAGATGCGCGGTTCTTGTTGCGAGTAATCGATTGACGCCCACTGTTCGCCCTCTTCTGGCAAGAACAACGACCGTATAAGCGGCCCAATCTCAGGATCGCGGGCGGGGATTTGCTGTAGGTTGGGGTTGTTCATCGAAAAGCGGCCCGAAACAGTTCCCCCGTCGTCTCCCCTGATTTGATTGATGTGCGAATGCACTCGACCGTCACTGTGACAGAATTTTAGGATATTATTGATGAAAGTTCCGCTTGTTTTGTTTAGGCTACGCGCTTGAACGATAAGTTGCGGTAATTTATGCGGATGATCGGTTAAAAATTGCTTTTTGAACGACGGTGCGCCTTTTTCTGTCTTAGGATAAGAAATTGATAGGTCATCGAAGGCTTTTGCTATAGAATTTGCCGCCCAAATCTCTACGTCTCGACCTACGAGGCTTTTTATTTCCTTTAGGACTGTTCTTTCACGTTTGAGGATCGCGTCGCGCGTTCTTTCGGTCTTGTCCATATCAACGCGAACGCCTCTCCAAGTCATGTTGACCAAGCATGGAAGCAAATCCAACTCTAGGTTGACTATGCTCCAAAGATTTTGCTTACCAATCTCTACTTTTAGGTAGTCCCAGAGTTGCAGGGTCACTTCGGCATCGGTTTGGGCGTAAGGTCCGACGTACATGGCGGGCATTTTCCACATGTCGGCCTTTGGATCGAAGCCAAACTCTTTTGCGGCCTGTCGAAGCAGACTTTCGTTCTTTGCTAGGCCTAGATACTCGAAAGCTAGTGAGTTTAGTGCATAGGAAAATTTGTTTTCGTCCAAAAGTGAAGCAACAACCATTGTATCGACGATGCGACCATTGATTTCGAAGCCCATGCGTTTGATCCAGCCCACATCGTACTGCGCGTTGTGCATAACTTTCTCTGCGGGGCAGTCAAAAACCTTTTTTAGCCATTTGTTGACGATTTTTTCGTCTAAGTTGCCGCCGCCACGGTGTCTTATTGGTATGTAACCAGCCCACTCGGCTGTTGCGATAGCATATCCAACGACTTCACCGTCCCCGACAGCCCAACCCGCCCCGTTTCTTTTTAGGTTGGGGTCTCTGGTTTCTACATCGATAGCAATTGTGCTTGCTCCTGTGAGGTCAGGCAGTTCCGCGGGCGGAACCCACTCTGAATTTAGTGACGGGCTGGCGATTTTAAGCTTCATCTTTTAGTTCTTTCTGTAAATTCTGCACCCAAGGCACTATATCCGCACTTATCGATCCACGAGTCCTCCTTGGACAAGTCGTTAAGCAGTCTTGCGGTCTTCAACCAATCCATCATCAACGCAACGTGTTGCTCAGTCACATAACCGTCGGTCATCATAGCCTCTTTGATAATCGCGTTCCAGCCTGTGGCGATACGCTCAAAGTTGTCGAACGCGTCCCCGTAGTCCTTGGCTCTCTGACCGTTGATCAGTTCTTTTGCGGTGTCTAATATTTCATCACGCTTCACTGTATCGACTCCTTTTGGACGGATAAGTTACCAACCTTTTCTTCTGGATAATATACTAGCACCATCGAATTACATTTGGGGCAGGACAGGTTAGTGACCATGCTGTAATCCTCGTGCATACATTCAACGTCTTCACCCTCGTTTGCGGCTATTCCTGTGGAAAAGCTTTCGACATCACAGTCGTGATCCCCTCCCCAAATAAGTTCTGTCTTACAGTGCCAACAGTTCATAGATCATAACTCCTTGTAAAATCTTGAGGTTCTACGATAAACAAGTTTTGTTTAGCGCGTGTAACGCCCACATAAAAAACGCGGTGCGTGTCGTCTGGGTTGATGTTCATTTGCGCCTCTGCGGCGGGCGACAGGTCCGTGAACAGCACTACGTTGTCGGCCTCTCCACCCTTTGCCCCGTGGATTGTTGACACAGTTATTCTTGGGTCACCATTGAAGCGTTCACCGCGTCGCAGCATCGCAATGATATATGCCCTGTCGCTTTCGGGAATTCTGTCCATAGCAATGTGCCATACCATGTCGGGTGTTGCCAGAAGCCCGTGGTCCGCGATTAATGTATCGATGTTCAACATGTCCAAGTCTTCGACTGTGGACAGGGTTTTAAACCCTCTTTTGACGCGCTCTTTTGTTGACATGTAGCTGTAAATCTTTCGAGCAACGGCTCCGCTTACTTCTTTTCCTTTTCGAAGTTGCTCCCAGCCGTTTACCGCATCAGAAATGCGCTCTGATATGGACCGATGTCCGCGATTGTTGAACAGGTATCCAGAGGATTTCAGTTCTGAAGCTACTGGCTGTAGTTGGTAACCTGCTTGAGCAAGTATGAGCCACGATCCTTCTGACATATCCACCTCTTCGACGCTAAAGATGCGTCTAATAGAGCCGTATTCATCGACTTTTGGGCTGTAGTCTTTTAGAAAGCGTGTTCCAATGCGGCTTACTACCCTTTCAGCAAGTTGGTGGATTAGAAAAGGCACTCGGTAGGACTGCGACAGGGTTTCTGAACCGCCGTCGAGGTCAATAAAGTGATCTACGTCGGCACCTGCCCAGCGGTATATGGCTTGGTCATCGTCGCCAGCGCAGTACATTCTGTCGGACTTCTCGTCTAGGAGATGTGCAATGTCCCATTGGATCGGAGAAAGGTCTTGAGCCTCATCTACAAAGCACAACTTAAAGTGTGGGCAGGTTATGTAGCCTTCTTTTGGGAAGTTCTCCAGCATGTCTGTGAAGTCGTACATTTCCATGTTTTCTTTGTAGCTGGTCAGGCATTTATCCACGTATGTGACAGTGTTCCACTCTGTTTCGATAGGTGTTTCGTTGTACTGCTGACGCAGAGGCACTTTGCGCATACGGGCTAGGTTAATTAGCCCAAGAATAGGGTCCGTTGTTTTTGTGGTCTCTGCAATGTCTTCATCAAAGCTGTTGATGCGTTGCACGTTTAGTCCCACTCCTATCTTGTTCGAAAGTTCTCGGTAGTTTTCGTCCTGCATTACTTGCTCGGGTCGTATGTCTGAGCAATTAAGCGCGAGGCTGTGCAGTGTCCGAAAGTAGAACAGGTCTTTCTTAGGGTCTAAGTTAAAACGTTTAGCTGCGCGTTCTTTGGCCTCTTCTGCGGCTTTACGAGTAAAAGCAAGAAACGCGATATTCATAGGTGGGACGCCCTTTTGAAGCGCGTCGTCTACCATATTAAGTAGTCGAGTCGTCTTTCCCGTTCCCGGTGGTCCGAATATTCTGAACATCCTGCTTCTCCCGTTCGTAAATCTGCCAGACCCGCTGCTTACTTATGTTGAACCATTTAGCGACGGCAGTTTTTGTCATGTGTTGATCGTCGATCATTCGGACAATCTCTGCGTTTCTCATCTTTTTAAAAACGTGTTGTGTCAAAACGGGCTCTCCTGTTTTGGAGTGAAGTCTGGGGTTGTGATGTCTATGTCACCTGATTCAAACGCGGGTATTTGCCAAACCCGCACGGCGCGGCCTTTGATCTTTAGAACGGTGCTGTCGCCGTTAATGTCGCGAAGGCGCTGGGCAATACGGTGTGACTTATATTCAAAGAATTTATTCTTCTTTAGAAAGTTCTCGAAGTCTTTTAGGCGGAAATAGGTTACCATTGCGTCTTCGTCGGTCCAAGGTCGGCGGAGTAAGATTTCCTCTTTGTCCTGCGCTTGCTGTAGGAAACGACAAAACTCTTCTAGGTAATCGTAGAACTGTCCGCTGACGCTGGCGTCTACTGCCACTTCCATGATGGCGCTTTCGTTCTCGCGCATTTCTGTGAGCAGGGCGCTAATACGGCCTTCCCACTGTTGCTTTGCCACGCTGCGCGGCATGAAGTTCAACTGCTCCATGCATGCTTTTTGAAACATAGGCTGGCTCATCAGTGCGTCTGTGTCTAACTCCAAAGGCTCCCCGTTAACGTCCATAAACCAAACAGGGGGTGTCGAGTTATACTTTCGCAGGTTTGCAACGGTGGCGTTCTGTATAGCACTCCCAATGCCGAACTTTCGAGTTTGACAGAGTTCTTTGTTGCAGTGCGCGTTAATCGGCGCGTCGCTACAGCGGTAGGCGTAGTCTTTGCGCTCTAGCTGCTTTGCAACCACTGTGACTTCTGACAGAGGAAGGGGTGGCTCGAAGTACTGCATGTTGTACGTTAGGATTTCTGTTTCCCAGCTATCTGGGTAAGCTTTGCGCAGATACACCCCGATGTTAAACAGACCGTTATTGCGCCCACCTTCAGAGATTTTCTCTTTGACTAAGTGTTGCAAACACGGCGGGCCGTCTTTTACAGGCGTAGCCTCGGTAGCCTCTGTTATCTGTAGCTTTTGAATTTGCTCTGGCGTCTGGACATGTGTCTCGTACAGTTCAAAGAACTCTTCTATCGTGGCTGAAGTGCCGTCATCTAAGATGCCGTAGCGTAAACCTTCTTCCGCGTTGTAGTATGGAAGGTTTAGGAAGTTACCCACATCTCCACGGTCCAAGTGCAGTCTAATCTGCTTTGGGAATATCTCGCTCTCGCCGTAGCCCAGCGCCGCGGCAACGCTCTTCAATGATTTCTGCATGTCCTTTGCTTCTACCCAATCACTTGAGAAGAGGAAGCAGTGCGCTCCGCCTGACTTTGAGCGGCAAACGACCAATGGTATTTTTAGTTTTCTAATCTTTTCTAACAGAAGCTTGTGATCCAAAGGGTACTGGTCGATGTCAACACATCCCCACTTGCACATGTTGTCTTCGTTAATCGGAATAATTCCGATGGAGTTGCCCTTACCGGACAAGTGTCCCTGCCACAGGCCCGCGTTGCGCGGTTCACGAACGATGCCTGCTTTGCCCGTATTCTTCCCGTTAGACTGAGTTTTCTCAATCCGATAGGTGCCGTAGGCTTGTTTTAGTCCATCAAAGATAGACGAGAACTTTTTAACTGTCATGGTTATGTCCTTGTGGTGGGGACCGCCGAAGCAGCCCCCTAGTAAAACTTAAAACGGGATGTCGTCAGCGCCTTGGCCTTTGTCATCTTCATTTTGGTGTTTTACGATCACGTCACCTGTCAGAACACTTTCAGAGAACGCTTTGGCCCGTGCATACACAGAGGCGTCTGGAACAGGGTTTTCGCGGGACATTTCCCAGCCGTGCCAGCTACCCTTTGAGTTTTCCTCTGCTTCCGCTTTGATACGGTAGACGTGGGAGAAGCGTGGTGGTGTAAACGGACCGTTCTTGCCGTTCATGGTTACTGATTGGATCATGCTATTCCACTTACGGCTTTTCTTTAGCTGCGTGGATTTCATAGCAATCAGAGCCGTTTCTGTAGAACCGTCATCATTCAAGACCATGACGTAGTGCTGGTGCGTTTCTTCAATATAGTCACCATCACCACCGACAACGTAGTTTTTGTTGTCTTCCTTGCTACGCTCGGTACGAGGCATGTTTGGGTCATTAGGCTTGTAGACGTTCATTGGTGCGCCCGTACCAGAGCCTCTTGGAACCCACTGAATGAACACTCGCTGATAGGCACAAGGGATTACGTTTAGGCCCTCTTTGCCGCTCACTACAGCGCCTGTGACGGTGTTATAGATGTCACCTTTGCGGGCAGTCTCGTGTGTGTCTAGAAGTGAATCAAGCCCGCTAAGTAGCTTTAGAAACGGTAGCGCAAGATCGTCTGTTGTGACGTTTTCATTGCCCGCACCCGCGTCTGCTTCGAACATAGACATGTCGAACTCGACAACATCTGCTGCTTTTGTTTTTGTTACTGCGTTTGCCATTATTTGGCTCCTTTGATGATAGCACGTTGACCGATGTAGGCCCCGAATAGTTCCATTGGAAAGTCGTCCCCAGCTTCAACACGTTCGCGGACGAACGCTTTCAGAGTTCCAGCGTGTACGCTTTCGTTCTGATCGGCTGGGAAACCTTCATTAGTAGCAAACTCTTTGAAGGCACTTGCTTTGTCGTCTTCCCCGCGACCAAATTCGCAGGACACAACGTTTTTAATTATGTCGTCATAGCCGTTCTCACGCAGCCAATCGTATGCAAGCGGCCTGTTGGCAACAAGAATACTGGCTCCATAAGTAGGCTTTACGTCAACGGTTGACCCGTCATCTAGTGCAAACGAAGAAAGACCTAGTTCCTGCATAGCAGAAGGCAGTTCTTCGTCTGTCAGCTTCAGCAAATCTTTCTTCCGAGACTTGAGGTCTTTCTCAATCTCTTCTACTTCTTGCTGTGCTGTTCTTATTTTGCGGGCTAATAAGGCGATATCGCCAAGATTACCCTTTTCGATGGATGATGCGACGTTTTCTTCAAAGTCGGACTCCATCATAGATAGTATATCGTTCATGTTTCTCACTTTCGCTGTTAAAGACCCTTTTACGGCCTTGACAAAGACGCTTATATTCTTATAGGTTCTTATAGTCAAGCGTCAAAAGGAGAAAATCTTGTACGAGTTTAAAACAGAGCCCTTCGACCACCAACGTAAAGCCTTACAGGATTCGTGGTCCGCGAGATTTCACGCATATTTTATGGAGATGGGTACGGGAAAAAGTAAGGTAGCCATTGATAACATGGGTGTGCTTTTTGAAAAGGGCGAAATCAACGCTGCGCTGATTGTTGCTCCCAAGGGCGTCTATGATAACTGGGCGCTTGGCGAGGTTCCTATACATCTTCCAGAGCGCATCGCGCGTAAAACAGTGAGCTGGGTTCCATCTTTAAGCAAAAAGTTTGCGGCGGAGTTAGACGATTTAGTTATGGAAGATTTTGACGGCCTCAAAATCTTTGTAATTAATGTCGAGGCGTTCTCTTCCCCTCGTGGTGCGCGGGCGGCGGGACGCTTTCTTGTTCAGAACCCTGACAATATTATGATTGTGGACGAGAGTACGACGATTAAAAACCGCAAAGCGCAACGCACAAAGAACCTGATGGTGTTGACGAAGTACAGCAAGTACCGCCGCATACTTACAGGCTCACCTGTTACTAAAAGCCCGATGGATTTGTTCAGTCAGTGCAATTTCTTGGACGAAAAGGCCCTTGGTTATAACAGTTTCTTTGCTTTCCAGAACCGTTACGCTATAGTTCAGAAGCGCGTTATGGGAGCCCGCAGTTTTCAAGAGATAACAGGATACCGTCGATTAGACGAATTAAACGAGAAGTTGTTTAGTTTCTCTACCCGAGTTTTAAAAGAAGACTGCCTTGATCTCCCCGAGAAGATTTACACGCGTCGTAACGTCGAACTGACAGACGAACAGGCCAAGGTTTACGGACAGATGAAGAAGCTGGCTTTGGCACAGCTTGAGAACGGTGATCTTGCGACGACAGAAAGTGTCTTGACGCAAATTATGCGCCTACAACAGATTTGCTGCGGTTTCTTTCAACCCGATGTGGGTCAGATACAGCAGCTAAAGAACAACCGTCTGAATGAACTAAACAGCATTACAGACGAACTATCGGGGAAGGCCATCATTTGGGCGTCGTACACTCACGACATCCAACAGATCGGTCAAGCCCTGCGCGACCGTTTCGGGCCCGATTCGGTCGCACTTTATTACGGAGCAACACCTCAAGACGAGCGTCAGGAAATCGTTAACCGCTTCCAAGACGTTAATGATCCTCTGAGGTTTTTTGTCGGACAGCCAAAAACAGGCGGATATGGAATTACTCTGACCGCAGCCAACACCGTCATCTATTACAGCAACTCTTACGACCTTGAGATAAGACTACAGTCCGAGGACCGCGCTCACCGGATCGGGCAAAAGAATGCGGTGACGTATGTCGATTTGGTTTCGCCTAATACCATAGATGAGAAGGTCTTGAATGCCCTGCGCAGCAAGATTGATCTCGCTGGGCAGGTTCTTAAAGAGGATGTTAGCGGCTGGCTTAAATAGCGGCAATGCCGCCTTGTTCCGGCGGCGCTACTGTATTTAATCCCAGTAGTTGCGCCATGTTTTCCATAGAGTATTTTTCGGCCATGTTTTCTCGCGGTAGAAAGGCTTCAATACCCTGCGCCTCTAGCTCTGGTCCCATCATCTCTGGGCGAAGCTGGGGGCGAATTGCCTCGCCTTGAGGTGCAAAATCCATCGAAGGAAGCTTTGGTCGAATGTTACGTCCCAAATCTACGTCTGCCTGACTCATTACAGGCTGGTTCATCAGGAAGTTTTCTGCTCCTGTATTAATCAAACCTTCAACGCTGTCCCCGGTAAAAGGTTCCGCAATAATTCGAATGTAATTTTGAGTTTCTTCAAACGGAGGAACACCGTCGTATTTTGCAACGTTTCCCGGACCTGCATTATATGCAGCTAAACCAACCTCAAGTCCGAATCGGTCCGTCATTTTTTTCAAATACCGTAGACCACCCGTGTAGTTTTGTAGCGCGTCATTTATGTCCACGCCTAACTCTTTAGCAGTTTCCGGCATTAATTGCATTAAACCACGAGCGCCCGCCCCGCTGCCCGCACTTTGTTTGCCTTTGCTTTCCTCATACATTACTCGAAGAGCCAATTCCGGATCAATGCCTTGCTTCAAAGCAACATCTACAGGGTTAAAGCCGTAGTTTTTTTGTACCATTACAGCGAGGTTATCTAAGTCCTCGGTTGAGGCGCGGCGAGCAGCTACTTTGTCGGATACCCCGCCCTCGTTCATATAAACCGGACCGCCGTCCGCAAACATCGTCAAATGTTCCGGTTGTACGACTTGTGAATCAGAAAAATAAGAAAAATCAGTGGGCTGTGGACCGCCGCCCATCAAGTTCGCAAGACCGCCGCCAAAGGTCTGCTGTTCTTTCTGCAAAACTTCTTGCAGGAACTGAGACTTCTTTTGATCGAAGCCCGCATCACCGTATTGCTGCTCTAAGTAGCCGCCGTATTGCTGCAAGGGGTTTTGGTTCATAAAAGAACCTGCTTGTCCTGCCATAATATTACGCATTGGATTATTCTCTGCCACAGGGATGGCAGGAGAGTAGTTATTACCCCCCATAGCAGGCATCACCTCATTCGGAGCAAGCGGCTGGCCTGCTTGCTGCAAACCTGAAACATTCACAATTCCACCTTCGGCTAATCCCACGGGTAAATATACTGGATCAGGAACAATAATGCGTTCCCCACCTAAAAAGTCAGACGCGTATTTTATTGGAGGGCCGTCAACCGCTCCAATAGCACCCTGTTCAAACGCTACAGGTTGTTGAAAACCCTCTCCGTATATTGCGTTACCGTTATTGCTGTCGTTATTGTTCATAGCGTCTTGTTGCTGACGCGCCCTAGTTTCTTCCGTAACCGCTAAATACTCGTCAACCTCAAAAGGACTATACAAGGGGTTACCTTCGGAATCTGTTGCTGACATTAACTTGGCTCTTTGGGATTCAGCATCCCCAAACCCCGCGCGAAAACCCATAGTTACATCATTGGCTATACCGCCAAGTATTCGCGTTGGAAGAAACGTGCTTAAAGCCCCTTTCGCATCATCATATAGACCCGCTATTCCAGTTCTTTCTGTTGGGCGAGCCACGGGTCTATAACTGGAAAGGCTGTTGTTTGCTATTCCAGAACCCTTTAAAGAGCCCTGCGCTGTTTGGCTTTGAGAAGCAGATTCAATAGCCTGTGCTTGTTGAGCCTGTTGCGCTTCAAGAATCCTAGCATTTTCCGCGGCTGTCGCTTGGTTTGCGGCTTGAATTGCTGCTTGTACTTGAGCCTGTTGGATTTGCGCTTGCGCTTGCGCTGCTCTAGCCGCGTCGTCATTAGCCGAGTTATTAGCCGAGCCAGAGATCGTTCTTCCCGACGACGACTGACCCCCCGGTGAAATCGAAGCTCCGCTTGATTGGTCAACCAGCTGACCGTTACTATAAACCGCGCCGTCATTTGGAGTGAACACGTTAGCCGCACTCTCCCTTAAGCTATTGCCCCCGCCAAAATTGTCGGACCAAAAACCATAAACAGGAACGCCGTCCGGTCCGGGAATACCTGCACCGCCTGCGTCACGAAGCATCTGTTCTTCCTGCGGATTGATGTACGCCAGCATGTGCGGCTCGTTCATAAGTTCGGCATAGCGAGGAATACCCGAAACAGGTCCGCCGTCCGCGTACTGCTGATAAGCGCCAATGCCCCGCGGTCCGCGAGTCATGTTTCGTGCTGTATCGTTCAAAGTTCCAATTCCGCGCATAATTTCGCCTCCGTCTGCCATTCCGATGTTTTTCTTAATCCCTTGCGGCACAGGTCCACTAACCGGAGGAGGGCCATATGCCTCACCGCCACTAGCAAACGAACCGAGGCCCGCGGTCCGCGAGTAACCGTCTGGGTTAAAAACCTGTTGACGGTAGGCTGTTTTCATCTGGTCTATTGAAGCGGCTGATTTGCCGTCTCGCAACATCTGGCGTTCAGCGTCTTGAACAAGTCTGAAATCCATACGTTACTCCAATAAGCTTGCAATTCCACCACGGCGCATCTTCTTAGCTTCTCCGCCGTAGGCTGCTTGCATCATACCTGAGATGGGGTCGTTTGGGAATAGGGCTGCGTACCTAGTCCTGTCCACAGGACCAGAATTAACTGGAGCAGGACTAGAACTAGGTACGGCCAACGCCTGAGTGGTGGGAGTTACCACAGGCGAAGGTGTCTGGACCGGGGGCCGCGGACGGGGAACTACCGCGCTTTGTGGGTCGTTGGAAGGAAGAACAGATTCGAGGCGACGAATTTCTTCTTGAATGGATTCGTCGCGTTCTCTAACGACGGCGGGCAAGGCTCTACGGCCAAAGTTCGCAATGATTTTTCCGACGGGAATAAGGCCTTTTTCTATCAGAAGAGAGGTAAGTCTGCCGCCGATGGCGTTTCTTTCTTTATCTGTTCGACCCTTTTTAAGCATGACAGCTAACAACTCAGGGTCTTTCAGCATCTGAGTCATAACATCCATTTTCAGAGACTCTGGAATGTTTGAAAAGATTTTTGAATATGCCGTCCGGAAGGCTTTTGAACCAGCGCCTCCAGCAATCATTGAAGCACCGCCAGTGTCTCCGGGAAGCAATCTTTGCGCTCTAGTACCGATTGAAGAGCCTACGACACGCAAGTAAAAGTCCATCATAGGACCTACGGTTTCAACTAAATCTCCAAGGTCCATATTGCCGTTCATAGTGAACGACTCCATCTTAACCATCTCAGTTGTTATTTTCTTTAACCGATCAACCTCTATTTGAGGCATTACGCCTTTTTCAACTATCCATTCCGCCAAAGGTATCTTACCGGGAGAATTTGGGTGCGGTAAAAAGATGTTTTCGTATAAACCTTTCGGGCTAAACGAGTTACTGGTTTGACCGTTTCTTGTATACAAAGATTCAATCATGGAGCTTTTAAAGCCGTCTAAGGCTTCTTCTTTTGTGCGAAGTACACCCGTAGCGTCCGTCCAAGATTCGGGGGCGTTTTGAACAACTTCCCAAAGCTTGTTTAAGCTTTCTATAGGGCGTTTGTTATTAGGATTAAAGGCTCGGGCAAAAGCTGTTGCAGGGTTTTCGGTCGTTTTTGGAAGTAAATCCATAAACGAAATTTGTCCCGCAAGTTCTTTTTTAGCTTCTTTGGTTGCCTCTGTTCCTTCTTTCAAAAGAAGGTTGGCCGTAATGCTGTTTTCCAAATCCGCTTTGAGCGCAGGCATAGCGTTTAAAACATCTACGTTTTCCGGCTTTGCCATCCATTTGTTTAAAGCATCGACGTTAACAACTCCCGTTTCAGGGTTGTACGCCGCCGCTCGGATGTTGCGCAAAATGGTTTCTGTAGTCCCGCGGACCGTGGTGGTCGTATTAACAGCCTGTAGAACGTTATCTTTAGCTTGCGGAAACTGCGCCAAAGCGTCAGCGTTATCGGAGACCCAATCGGTTAGTTTCTTAGTGTCGATCATGTCATTATCTTTATTAATGAC